GATATATTTATACAGAGAGTGATTTCATCTGGAATTTCCCTTAAAGTTACTGCTGTGTCTGTGTATTTTATCATACTTTAATCAGATTCGTGTAATACAAATACAATTGGCTTGCCATCTACTTCACATACTGATAACACCTCTTCATTAGGGTCACAATCATTCATTTCTTTCAGCCATGTATCTAATGTACAAATAACAAAGCCAGACCAGCCATCTGGACCACCTAAGAACCAACCCTTTTCTCTAATGATAGAGAAATCTCCATCAAAATCCTGTAGATTATTTCTAACCTTGTCCAACCAATCGTCCATGGATTTATCTCCATAGACTGAACAACAGTAATATTTAGATGTATCGAAATGAGCTAAGATAATTTTCTTAGCCAATTCTACGTCGCACACCCAACCATTCTCTATACCTGTCATATTATTCATTTACTGTATACCCTAGTTTAGATTCATCTACTGTATATGTAAGATGATTATATACTCTATGTGTTTGCTCCTCTTGTCTACCTGCTGACCAATTTCTTATTTTAGTAAGATAACCTATGATTCTATCGTAAAGGTCAATGTGAGTACTTCCACACATTGGACATTTAGAAACAGGAACCTTAGTTATAAATCCGCAGTCTTGACATTCAGAATTAGGAACATTGAATGTTAAATAGCTACATCCAACAGTTGCAGCATAGTTGAGTAACAGACTTGCCTGATTCTTGGTAGGATGTTCAGATAGATTGATGTGTGCGGCACTTCCTCCGTCTAACCAATCTCCTACATATTCACTACCATGTAGCTTGATTTTCTCAAGAATAGAACTATTTGATTCTGGTAGGAATACATAAGAAGTGTATAGATTTCTGTCTTTAGGAACCCAATATCCATCAGCTTTATCCCAGTTGTAGTTCTTTACAGCTAAAGATTCAGCAGGAACTAGTTCAGTATTGAACATGGTTTTCTTAGTATTGTGAAGTTGATTTTGTTCCTTGATAGTTCCAAATATAAAGTTACAGAATTCCTTATATTCTTTGTTGTCACTACATTTTATCCCTAAGAACATTGCAGCTTCATTTAATCCATTTAGACCAATAGTTAAATACTGGTTATTTAGATTAATGAATCCGGCTTCATAAACAGGAAGTAAGTGCGCGTTATATAAATCCCAAAGTAATTCATTATAAGCTGTATGGTATTTATAGACCCTTTCAAGAATATCCTTTAAATACTCTCCAAGTTCCGGATAGCATGAAGGACTTAATTGAGTTCCGGGTATCGGACAATCATCCTTGTATTCTCGGATATAATTCTGAATAATTCTATTCAGGTTAAGAGTAATTACAGATTTAGAACCAGTTTGTTCTCCAACTAACCCATTGGTAAATGTAAATTCATTGGATTGTAATTTATTCTTTAGTCTACAACAGCTTGATAAAGAATCTACACTGTCACTTATATAAGTAAAGAATGAATGTCCTTCCGCATATTCTTCTGATATAAAGTCAGCCCATTCTTGGTCTTCGAATTTCCCATCTTTATAAAGAAGAGATACAGTTTCAACTGGGAATGTGAGCATACAACGAAGTCTCTCTGCATTAAACCATTTCATGAATTTCTTTTGCAGCCAATTTAAAGAATCCCATTTTGGAGTATCTCCATCCGGGAATACGAAATGTCCGTACATTCCTTCAAAATAAGGTTTATCAAAATAACTTACATTCCAGAAAGCTGATTGGAAACCCCTTGCTGCTGCTGGCTGATTTACAGAATATACAATTTGTTGAAAGTACTGCTCTATTTGCTTACCGATAGTACCTTCGTCAATCTTATTTCCATTTTCGTCTTCGTGCCACCTACGCTTAGCGTTATCACCATCAGCATATTTAAAATAATAATCACCCCATTTCTTACGAGCAAAGTGGTCAAACATTACTAAGAAACTTGCAGTTGCAACAGCTCCCGCAAATTGGGAAGATACAGCAAATATCATATTTACAAACATTCCACAAAATGAATCAAGGTTCTTTGGAGATGCAGATAAACCACCAATTCCCTTAATTCCGCCTTGCAGGAATGGATAACAGGATAAAGCTACACAATATGGGAATCCAAATGTAGAGTTCTCATCATGCTTGTAAAGAATATGATTCTTCAAGTCTCTTTCATATTGTTTCGAATCGAAATCTGGATAAAGAACTTGTAATTTTTCCTTTACTCTGTACCTATTAAGGTCTATATTATTGCTTTTATACAATTCATTGTTAAGTACAGCAATGTTCTTATTCGCAACGTTTGAATTATCGTCAACTTCAGAACCTTCTGCTGCATTAGAAGCTCTCATAAATTCCTTTATAAATTCTTCTCTTTCTCTCACATTCTCACGAACACGAGCTCTATTTTCTCTATATAATATATAGGCTTTAGCAACATCGGGGAAGTCAAAGTCCATAAGAATTTCTTCTATTTGGTCTTGAATATCCTCAATAGCTATTTCATCCCATATCTCAATAGAATCTAAAATATCATTAACAGTATCTTCTTGTGGTGTGTATCCGCAAGCAGTAAATGCTTTTAGGATTGCAATTTTGATTTTAGAAGCATTAAAAGCTTCGCTTGTTCCGTCTCTTTTTACTACGTTCATAAATATATAATTGTTTATATTGTGCCGAAATGCTTTACAAAGATAATAAAAATTTTCGACACCTCAAAACAAATCACTATACTGTTAAGATGTCTTTTAGTAGCAAAGTTTTCTCAACCTTGTTCATTATATCTTTTCCTCCATCATTACTAATTAATTGAGTAAATGCATTATATACAGTGAACATATTTACCGGCTGGTCTTCTGGAATGAAATATTCAGATTTCTTATCGAATAATAATTTATAAGCATCTATTGGAGTACTAGTTGCCAACTTTACTTTTCCATATCCAGAATCATATGCCATATTAATAGAGTTTCTCACCCACATTCCAAGATTTCTCTCGATTTGTTCATCAGTTCTTGCAAACTCTGTATTGTGTAATTTTTCCAACCATACTTTCATATCATTAGTCTGTTCCATTAGAGTGGTTACAGGTCTATAATTGATAGCTTTTTCTGGTGATAATTCTTGAATACTCAAGAAAGAAGGATTGAATACACAGAGATTTGTACAAGCTCTATTAAGTCCACCTCTATAAATCTTTACTATTGGCTTACGTACATCTAATCCATATATAAAACCAACTACTTCATCGTGATTATCAAATGAATACTCTTCTGGCATTACTGCCTGTATCCATACACGATTATAAGTAATATCTTCCATATCTATTCCTCCATCTTTGGTTTTAGTTATCTGGTCTGGCATCTTTACTTGGATTCTGAAATCATCAGTAAATTTAGACATTCTTTCCAAGAAAGGTGTTACGTAAGCTTCAGTTTTAAAATACTCATTGTCTTTAATAACTGTAGCTTTACCTTTCAATAATTCAGGCAGCGTTATTTCCATTTATTATTTATTTATCGTTATTGTTAAGCAGTTTTTCATTCAAAACTTCCCACACATCTTCATCATAACGAATCTCTATCAATTTTATGTCATTGTCTTTGCAATATTGTCTAACATACTCGTCGCGAGCCTGCTGTTGTTCAAATTTAAAAGTTCCTCCAAAAGCCATCTCAGGCTCATAATGTTGAATACCATTATATTCAATGAAAGTGTTATGCTCTGGTAAATAAAAATCAATATAAGCTCTGCCAGAGGTATTAATCTCGTTTGGTATTTGAATAGTATACTCTCTTACAAATTTAATTTTTTCATTTAACAATACATTGCATATTTCTCCTTCTCCTTTAGAACTAGAACAACTGGGACATCCTTCACCTTGTATATGGGAAGCAGGAGTTTGCCAAAATTCACCATGTTCGGGACATAAAATGCAAATTTTTGTATGGCTACCTGCATAGTTCACCTTTGAATAATCATATCGTTCTCCGTGAACATATTTGGCGTCTTTTAGAAAGTCATCTAGGGACTTTCTTGTATACTCACTATGCTTTTCAGCCGAACACTTGGGACATCCCACATACTTATGAAATTGTCCAGGAAGAACTTCAAAATCACCGTGCTTAGGACATGTTATAGTTACTTTAGTGTCCCACCCAGTATACACAGTTTTACTATAATCTAATTCTGGGTGGAATTTTTTAAACTCTTGTATATAAGTATCAGTAAACTTTCTAAGCCTTTCTTCTTCTTTACATTTTAAGCAGCCAACTCCTTTAGATAAGGTGCTAACAAGTGCATTGAATTCTCCATGATTCGGACAAATCAGGGTAACAGAACCTCTATTTCCAGTATATCTTACTTTGGAGTAATCATATTTGTCTCCAAATGTATTATATAAACGATTGATAAATTCTTCATTCGATAATCTAAGTTTAGTACTTTTAGCTAAAGAAGCACACTTATGGCAGCCATCACCTCTCCTAACATGCATTTGAGCTATAACTTCAAAGTCTCCATGCTCTGGACAGGTGACAGTTATTTTGTTTTGACTGCCAGTATATATAGATTTAGAATAATCATATTTATCCCCATGCTTTTCTTTAGCTCTAGCTATCCATTCTTCGGTGGTGAGCTTTTTGGGCATTTATTGTAATACAATTCTTCCGTCAATAATTTTTGCTCCATCTACAATTGAATAATCAGTACAAGCCGGAGTATTTCCGAAATTCTTGTGAATCCATTCAGAACTTCCGAATAAAGAGCCTACTGATTTATATGTAAACCTACGTCCATAGGTTGTTGCAGATTGATGTAAATCTCCCTTTACGAATACAACCTTATTTCCAAATATCTGTTTGTTATCAAGATATTCATTAATAAAGTTCTCTGTCTTTACATCTAAAGTCAGAGGAAGATTCTTAAACATATCCTTATTATCCTTTCCATGACAGAGGACAAATGTTGTGTCTCCTACATTGAACTCTCCAATGAACTTATCAAAGATTGTACAATCTACACCTTTATGAGTAAGAATTGCTTCTAAAGCTACATTGGCGGCATATCCAAAATCGCCGTCATGATTTGATTCCCCGACACAGATATACTTCATTTTGTTATAGTTCATGTGGTTTAATGTATCAAAGAATTCTGCCATACATTCGATAAATGTATGGATTTGTTCTTTATTACACATGTTTTGTGGCAAAGAATGTCCACCACGAGTAGTCTGACCATTATATCCATCAAGAGAATCTCCAAGATTACAAACATAGATGTTATTGAATCCTCCATATAAAGCATTCAGTCTGAACAATTCATCAGTAATCAGTCTCAATCGTCTTTCTACTTCAGCCTTATCATAAGGATTAGAATAGATTGACAGCGAAGATACATATGCTCCAATGTGCATATCTGACAGATAAATGATTATATCTTGTTTACCACAAGACTTCTTTGGGACATACTTAGTAAGGTTTGTGAGATTCAATCCATCTAATTCAATATGGATTCCTTCTTCCAGTTTTCTTTTCAATTCAACATTTTCAAGAGCATATTTCTTAAGAAGAAGTCTATCATTTTTAATGGATTGTTCCTCCATTGTTCTAAGGAAATCATTTTCCTTTTCACGCATTTGCATATTAACTAACTCTTCTTGAGTGTGTTCCTCAATAATATGAGGTGCAAATGGAGCTACAGCTTTAGTAATACTGAATACTCGGAGAATACGTTTAAAATCAATAAGAGAATATTCTGGGAAATATCTACTTACTTCTCTTTGAGTAATAGACATTCCATAATATGAATACATACGATGTATGTTGTTCATTTCATCCCTTGTAAGTCTTCCTGTAAGAGGGGCCTTGTCCTTTCTTAGAACTTTAAATTCATAGAACTTAATCTTTCCGTCCTCATCACGAATAAGATTAACACTATTTCTATCGTCGTCTGCTTCAAGTTGGACTTGTTCCAAAGTAGTATCATCAGATACTTGTTCTTCAACCGGCTGTGAGAATATAGAACTCTTATCTTCAAGAGATTTTTCCCACAATTCATTGATAGCATCCATATCTTCTTTACTTACCATTCCTTCTTTGTAATGATTGGAGATATTTTCATACGTATCTTCAAAATACTTTTTAGGAAGTTTATTGGCTTTAGTAAAGTCCGACTTTG